AGACAACCAAACATAGAGTCTAAATCTAATAAATACTCTAGTACAGAGTTAGAAAATATAAACGAAAACAATTTTGATTGCAACTAAAACCAAAAAATGAGCTGTAAAATAAAATACAACAAAGATACACCAGTAGCAGTAGAGAAAGCTAATGGAGCAGAATCTCAACTATTTAAGGACACCTTTTCACATCCAATCATAGAAGATTTTGAGGATGCTTTAGACTTCTATAAAAACATCTACTCTGACAAACTCTATCAAAAAGAAGAGAACTATACTATTGCAAATAGGGTAAATGGAGAGATAATGACCTCTTATAAAGATGCTTTAGCCACTGAGGCCAGTGAGATAGAAGTAGGATACTTAGATAACTCAGGAGAGTTTTATTCGCTTAGAAAAATAAAACCTAGTTTTGATACATCTACTCAAAAAGGATTTATTAATACTTATATAAAGCAAGGGTTTTTATCAGACATAAAGAACGTTGTTTCAGGTAAAAGTTATTTCCAGTCAGCAGGACAAACTCAGATAGGTTCTTCAATAAAAGAAGATATTGTTAGGCAGGATGCTTTGGTTAATCTAGGTTGGAAGAAGTTCCAGTACAGTGGTAATGGTTTTACTTTTGAAGAAATTAAAGACCCAGACTCGTACAATAAAACACAGAGTATAGTAGAGAAAGAAATACACGATTTGTTATTTCGCACAAAAAAAGAAAGAGAATCTAGCACAGGACCCAAATTAACAGAAGATGAATTAAAGCTAAGGCTTCTTGATTTATTAGACAGAATGGGAGTAAGTGTTATATCTATGTCTAACTACATAGAAAAGTATAGCTCACAATCAGGAGTAGATCCAGAGGCAAGAGCTCTAGCTGATATAGCAAACCAGATAATAGCGTTTGCAGATGGAAATATAGAGACAAAAGACCTAGCGGAGGAAACTGCTCACTTTATAGTGGAGTCTTGGGACCAGAATGAAATATCCAATTTACTCAAGAGCATAAATAAAACGCCTCAATGGGCAGAACATGCACAGAAGTATACCGAAATATACTCTAAAGATTATTCTGGAGCAGAGCTAGATAACATAGTAAGAAGAGAAATATTAGGGAAAGTATTAGCGGATAATTTAGTCAGTAATTTTTCCACAGAAGGTGCTACTTCAACCTATTCTTTCATTATAAATAAAGTAAAGGAGTTTTTCAACAACTTTATGGATTTTATGAGAGGCAATTATACGCAAACGCAAAAAGAACAGTTGGCAGATTTCACAGAGCAGGTAAACGATTTGTTATATGAGAAGCAAGTATCTAGTCTGTTAGACACAGAAAATTTCAAAACCAACTCAAATGTAATGTATAGTGTTGGACGAGAAAAATCTGAAATAAAAGGGATGCGGGCTGAAGTAATAGAAGGTCTCAAATTCTTACAACAGACTATACGTTCTTATGGAAAATCAGCCAGGGGTGTAGTAGATAACCAAACTCTACAGCAAAATATTAAAAAACTACAACAAATTGGGGACCAAGAGGATATTCTTCTTCAAAAGCAAGCTGCTATAGAACTAGTAGCTGTTGCTGACTCTCAGACTAACTTTTTACTGTCTAAAATAGCCGATAAGGAAGACTATACTTTTGGGGCAGAAGAGAACGCTGCTTACCAAACACTTGTTAGAAATATCAACCCTCTTCTAAAGTCTATGGAGAGCAATATAAGAGAAAACCCAAAAGAATATCCTAGAAAAGATTGGGAAAAAGTAGAGAAAGCTATTTCAGATGTAAGAAAGAAGATAGATACTCTAAGCTCTGATTCCACTAAGGTTTACAAAGGTGTTATAAACACTATAGCTGATAGAATTATAGCTAAACACAATTTAAATGAAGGCTACAAAAAAGATTTAGAAGCTTGGTTAGAGGCAGCAAAACAAGACACTAGTATTTTCCACAGGTATTTTGGACAGATTGTAAATTCAAATGATCCTTTATTAGGTATGTCCTCAGAGGTTATTGAAAAGATATTGAACGGAGCTAATCGAGAATATGTTAATGAGATAAAGGCTTTTCAAACTACAATAAAAGAATTAGGACTAGATGAGAAAGACCTAAAAGGGTTTTTCAATGATGGTTTTCTTTTAGACGAGTTTGACCACAGTAAGATAGAAGATTTTATGAATACTGTTAGGGCAGAATCTAGAAAAATCGCCACAGGAGAAAAAACTTCGATAGAGGACATTAAAAAACAAGCTTTAGATAATAAGCTAGAGAAGATGAGCCCAGAAGAAGAGGCAGCCTATCAAAAAGAGTTTGAAAAGAGAAGGTCCGAGTTCCAACAAAGGTATTTTACAGATGAGTATTATAAGGAGAAGCAGGATAGATTTGACAAACTAGGAATATCCAGACAGACTATAAATGTGATAGGTAATTACAGTGCAGCAAGGTCTGAACTTATAGGCAAAGCCAAGGACGGATCTATTATAGACTATTCTAAGTTATCTAAAACAGATAAAGAAGTACTACAATACTTAAAGAGAAAAAGAGCAAGCGACAAGTCCTTTTTTAACTCTGACGGTACTTTTAAAAAAGGCATCTCTTATACTATTGAAGAGCCCTCAACAGGTAGATTTATAGAAGAGAGAGGGTTGTTTTACTCTGTAGACCAAACAAAAGATACAACCGAAGAAGCTGTTATAGCAATGGATTTGCATATACTAGATAAAGATTATGCTGATAGAACAAAGGTTAAAAACGCTGAGGAGGGTAATGAGACACCAGAGGTCCCTGCTATTTTCAGAGACAAAGTTAAAGAAATAGAACAGTCACAAGGCAGAGAAGCAGCTACAAACTTTATAGAGTCCAATGCATCAATATTCTTCAACCAGGATTTTTGGGAAAGAATGAGTTCAGGAGAGAGTTATACAGATAGATTGGCAAATACTGTAGGTGAGTTAGAAGAAAGTGAAAATAAGACTTTGCTGGTGAAGACTATTGGGGAACTAAGAAACTCAAATAATTTAAGATCTTCTTTACTTAAGCAATACAACGACACAAACAAACCTTTTGAGATAGATGCCACTAAAATGGATTCTGCTATAAAGGAAAAGATAAAAGAGTTAGATGCAGAAATACAGTTAGCTTATCAATTTTTATCTAAGAACGTTACCATGCCAGAAATAGAAGGTGGGGAGGATGTTGAGATAGAAAACCCAATATTTAAAAATGATGTTAACGCAGCTTATTTAGCGGAAGTAGAAGACAGAGGATATACATTAAAAGAAGAGATAGACTTTATAAAGAAAAATGCTAACAAGGATGCCGAGGAAAAAATAGGTACTTTTAAATACGCTATAAAAAGGTATTTTAATGGAGATCCTTCCGCATTATCTGGTGTGGCCAGAAGTTTCATTGACAGTTATGAAGGTGTAGCAATAGAAGAGGCAGATGTAGATACACTGACTAGAGATTTTGCGAGAACACAAGTAGCATCTTATTACAAGAGACTCATACCTAATGAGTACTCGGATATATTTGATAAAAAATCTTATCAATCTGCTCAAGATTATTTAAAAGCTTTAGAGAATGCGTCTTATGTAGAGATTGCTCCTAATTATTCTTTTTTAGAACAGGACGATAATAAATTTATAAACACTAATTTTCTCACCGAGTACGAAGGTGCCATACAAGTTAAAAAAGGAGATGTTTCTTATAACTCACCTGTATTTAGAGAGGATGGTAGTTTTAAAGAGTATGTACCAAAGAAACAAAGCTTTGAGTCTAATAAATTCAAAGAAACTTTTGGTAGTATTAAAGATGAGAACTCTTCTAAAAATCAGGCTTTATATAAAGGACTACAGGTAGTCAAAGACCTTCAAAGAGAGAGTTTAAAAGACATGAATATAAAAGGAAGGCATAGTCTATATAAGTTACCCCAACAAAGTAAAAAGGGGGTAGATAGAATAGTGGATGTAGTAAAAAGAGCCAATAAAGGAGGCATAGGACAAGGGTTGGAAGAACTGTTCACATTTAGAGTAGATGACCTAGAGTACGGAGAGTCTATAAAAGGAGCTAATATTTCTGTTATACCTACATATTATGTAAGAGATTTAGAGAACAAGGCAGAACTTTCAGATGAGCTTTTCTACACTTTTGCTACAATGAGACAGCAAGCAATACTCCATAAACACCGAAAGAAAAACATTGGAGAAGTTTTAGCTATAAAGGACGCTTTAGAAAAAAGAGAGTCAAAAGGAAACAGAAAAGTTGATGCAAAGAACACAATAGAGATGTTCAACAACCAAATGGATTATGCTATTTTTGGTAAGAACGAGACTAAAGAGTTTAAAGTAAATTTCTTTGGTACTACTATAGATATAACAAAAACTGCTCGTATGTTACTAGACTTCATTAAGTTTAGAAACCTAGGTTTTTCTGCTATAGTGGGTGCTACTTCTTACTTTTCATCTGAGGTAAACTTCCAAATAGAGAAGATGGTTGGAGAAATAACAAACACTTCTTCTGAAAGGTTGGGTAGGGCAGCTTTTGGTAGGGCAGCTTTTGCAGCCATGTCAGAGGTAGGTAAATTAAAATCTGACTCAGAGCTTAATACTTTAGGAGAATATTTTGGATTATTTGATTTGAACGCTAGATATGAAAACGTAAATTACGGTTATTTTGGAAGGAATTTAAAAAACTTAGGTTGGGCAGTACACCAAATGGGTAACTTCCCTATTACACCTAGAGTAATGTATGCAACACTACATGATTTTAGAGTTGTAAAAGGTAGAATAACAACCGAGTACCAATTTAAAATAGACAGAAAAATAGAGGATGCTGATGTAACTAATTCACAGTTAAAAACAGAGTGGGCAGAGTATGAATCAGAAGTAATATATAACTATCTAGATAAAAAAGACGGTGTAAAGATAAAGCCAGAGTTGAAGAGTAAATTGGATCCAGAATTTGCTAATGACGAGTATTTAGAGATAAAAATGCAAGCTATAACAGACAAGGTAAAAAGAGCAGCTTCTCAACTAGACACACAAATAACACAGTCACAGAGAACAGCAGCACAAAGACACTTTGCTATGAACTACCTTATGACACACAAAGGGTGGTTATCTGTAAAAATATCTGATAGAACTAAAAATGCTCATTATAATACAGCAACGGGTATATATGAAGAGGGGTCATACAAGTCTTTCTACAAGTGGTTTGAGGCTTCTGTAACAGATATGGTATCAAAGAAGAACATCAGGGCATTTAATGACGGGTGGAACGGAAAAGACTTAGAAAGAGACGGGGATGTACCCTTCGAAGAGCTTTTGGCAACAAGAAGAAGGAATTTAAGAAGGGTGGCGATAGAATCTGTATTTTTTACAGGACTATCTGCTATAGCCTATGCGCTTTTAAACTATGCAGATGATGACGAAGACAACTATGCTTTACAGTTGACATCCTATTTAAGTTTAAGAGTGCTGAACGAACAAGCTTCAGGACAAGTAGGCTTAGGATACCAAATGTACGAGACTTTAGACTCCCCATTTGTAGGGTTAGCAACAGTAGCAGACATTTTAGCCATGCCACTAAACATGTTAGACTCAGAGGTAGTAAAGAGTGGAAGGTATAAAGGAGAGACAGTAAGAATGCGATCTCTTAAAAAAGTAATACCAGGATTAAAAACCTTTGACGATATGCAAAAGTTAAAAGATACAAGAGATACTTACTACTTCTATAACAAGAACAACATTAGATTCTTTAACCCTATAGGAGCAGCATTAGTATCAGGACTAGAAGATTAATTTAAAACAAAAAAAGATGAAAAAAGAATGTGAAATTTGTGGAGAAGAATGGCCTTGTGATAAGGTGGAATGTCCACAGGAAAAGTAGAAGTAAAAAACCCCTCTAGTTAATTCTAAAGGGGTTTTTATAATATAAAATGTAATCTTAATATTCTCTTTGAGCTTTAAAAAACATTTCTCTAACCTTTGTTGATATGTATTTATTAACATCTTTAGGCTCTAACCCATTTTCTAGCATTGTATCCATCTCTTCTGCCGTAATATCTTTTATAAACCACCTAATAAAGTCACCCATTTTTTTAACGTCCAAATCTTCTTCTCCAAAAACATTTTCAACAGCTTGGTTAAATCTATTTTGAGTTACAGAGTATTCAACAAAATCTTGAATTGTTTTTAACTTTTCAACGTCTACATTAGCAAGAGTTTTTACTTTTGATACGGAGTGCTTTTCACCTTTACATTTGAATCTATGTACATTATTTTTGTAATCAACACTCCAGACAACTCCTTCACCAACTGAATTTTCTACTCCAAAAGATTTTGCTATGGGACATTCTTTTTCTACTTTTTCAGTAATTTTAGCAAACTTGTTCTGTGCAAGTTGTGGCATATTAAAGTCTACATCAATTGAATACGTTTCATAATCCTCTACATTAAATATTCTGCGTTCTCTATCTCTAACGTTGCTAGAATCAATCCAATAAGCGTTAAACTCTTTATCTTGTGGTTTAGATACTTTTACACCAAAAACATAAAACGCTTTATCTAATTCAGATATTCCAACTCCTTTTTGTATCCCTTTACCTGCCCATTCTCCATAAATAGAAACAGTAAATTCATTTATATTAATATTATTTTCTAGTATAATTACATCAATTAAATCTCGGAACTCTTCCTTTTTACTTTCTGCAAAAAACGCAAAACCAGCATTATCTTTTTCAACAGTAATTATGTTCTGCCTTGATTGTATCCAAAAACCATCTTTAGAATTAAAGCAAACGCTTGCATTGGTTCCATGAAGTTTAACAGTACCTTTAAAAGTCAGTGTTGGTTTTTCAATTGATGGGTCATAGATTGCTTTGCCTTCTTCATCTAAACCTGTATAGGTTATTTCTCTGTTTATATTAGAAACTACATTTCTAAATTGTACAATCTTGGGGTAGCTTATGTGCTTTTTCATTTTGTTTAGTTTTGTTTCCATTTAATTACTTGGTAATCTTCATTGACACACAGCCACCTTAGCTTACCACTCATTGTCCTAGTATAGAAGGCTACTGATTTTCCGTAGTTAGTCTCTACCTCATATTGCCCTACTTCTTTGGGCAAATCATCTTTAACGTTTATATAGCTCATAATTCATTTTTGTATTTATTTAATATCTCTTCAACTTCTTTCTCAGAGTACTTAGGAAAATTTTGATCCATATATATCTTACAATACTCTAAAGACTTAAAGTAAACCCTATTATCCTTTATCTTAGTCTTTCCTTCCCTAAGTCTTTTTGTTGAAAGATTCAGTATCTTCTCGTTCTTAATTGGAACTGTCAAACAAGAGTATATGTCACAGTCCTCATTCTCATACTCTATAATCCAATTATCCTCTGTCTTTAACTTTTTAGGCTGGAATTTATCCCAAACATCTACACGCTTTAAATAATCAACTTCTGCTTCATCTACAGCAGTTTTGACTTGATATTTAAGCAAGCTAGTAGCATAGCTAACCATAGATTCTTTCTCATCTTCTCCACAAGCGTCAGCTACTGTTATACTCTCAGCAAAGTGTAAAAACCTAGTTGCAAAAGTAAAATGTCCTATTATTCTGTTTTCTTTAATTGGATTGTCCATAATTTATTTTTTTACAAATATACAACACTCTACTAATAATATAGTAACATTTAACATTAATTTATACTAATGCACTTCAGCATAAGTTTTTCCTACTTTGTAATCTATCTCTAAGGGTATAGGGGGTTTAAAGTAGTTGTTTAGCTTTACTACACTCCTGTCTATTATTAATTTATGAGCTTCTACATCCTCTTCCCTGCAATACCACAGGTATTCGTCATGGGATTGAAAAGATGGCTCAATACCTTCTTCCATAAGAAAGTAACCCCAGATGTCAAAGACTTTAACTGCAAAATTCTGGTTACAGGCCGAGAATCTGTCTTTGTCATTTTTTAGAAATAGCCATAAATTGCTATGCTCATTCCATATCCAAGTACTGTTATTTACAGTAGTTAACCCTCCTGCTTTTTTGTGCTTTCTAATCCAAGTTAGGCCCCTAACATCTTTTGTAATTCTATCCTCTGCAAACTTCTTTACGCTCCAATTTATATCCCAATAACCTTTGTGTAGGCTTTTGGATTCTTTTAGAGGTATGTTTGCTGCTTCTCCTACTTTAGCTGCGCCCGCACCATAGGTAAGACTGTATGTACCCGTCTTACTTATAGCCCTCTTTTTATCCAAACTCTCAAAAGCTTCGTGTTGTTGCTTATCTGAGAGCCCTAAGAAACTATCGGGACATTCCCCTATAATAACAGTCTTATCCTTACTTTTAAACCACTTGTAAAACTGCACTTCATCAGGCGTAAAAAACCCTGCTTTTTGACCTAGAGCTAAGTGAGCATCCCAACCCACAACATTCATAGATTTAACATACTCAGGATCATAAGGAAATATAGATATCTGTTTGCATTTATCCTCTATACTACTCAAGTCGGCACCTATACAAACGTAACCATCTGGGGCTATCATAACAGACCTAACTAAATTACCGTGATCTGAATTAGGTTTAGGTAAGTTGACAAAAGGAGCAACGTGCTTTAGACGAAGAGTCCTAGTAAAACCGTGAGCCCAAGCTGGTGCACTACCAGTATCACTTGCAGCCGATAACATAGACTTTAAGTAACCAGACCTATGCTGTGCAACAGAAAGACCGTCTAAACTTTTTAGCTCTGGGTAATCCTCTATAAGGTTTATAATACTCCCACATAAGTTTTTATCATCGTCTCTTAGTTGGGGTACTCTGCCATTGGCTCCATCTTTAAACAGTTTAGGCTTCCAACCTTTATCAAAAAGAAAACTCTTCATCTGTTTTGTACTTTGGGGATTTGGCTCATCCCAAGATACAACTTCTTCAACATCTCCTTCGTATTCAGAGTCTAAATTTGCCAAATGTAAGTATGAGAACCAACGCTCTCCTGCTTTAGACAAGTCGCCATCTTTCTTAAAGCAGTTTTTAGGCTTAGTTCTTTTAACTTTGTTGGGTACTTTAGGCATGATGGAAGATAGCTCTTCTGTCTTTTCGTCTATTATAGCCTCAAGGTAAATTAGGTTCTCTTTTGCTTTTGGTAAGTCTATCCTTATAGGGTTTTTATCCTGTAGATAAATCATATTCGCTTTATGATTTAAGTACTTTATAACTCTAACAATTTCTTCATCGTTATTGTAGAGTGTTCTTAGGAACTCTAACATCATTGTCCAAAGATTCGTGTTTATCTTTACGTCCTCTTCACATCTATTCTTATACTCTTCAAAACTTAGACCTTTCCAATCTTCAATTTTAGGCTTAGGCACCCCAAAGTATTCTCCCCACTCTCCCAGTCCATGCTTCTGTTTCTCGCTATAGAGGTAGTAACTAAGAGCTAGAGTATCTATAAGTTCGGCATTAAACTCTATGCCCATTTTTTCCAATGCGGGCTTATCGAAACTGAAACCATTATGAAATACTAGAGTGTTGTCTGGGTTCGAGACTAGCTTCTCTATATCCTTTTTAGCCTTGGTGGAAACAATATTCCAAGAGTCATCCTTTTTATAAGAACAAGATAGTACGTGCAGGTTCTCAAAAGTCTTAATCTCAGGCAAGTATCCTATAGCCTCTATATCGCAAACATAAACTTTGTCTAAATTCATAATCTCATAATTGTATAAATGTTTTATTTTACTCTCTGTAAGTTAAACTTATTTAAAGGGCACAGACGGTAGTATTTACTGTCCCGCTTAGTCCTAATAGTCTTCTTTATAACTTCCTCTGGCTCTTTATCCTGATGCCTCTCTAGATAAAGGGGTGCTGACATACCCTTATTGAGCATAGTAATTGCCGTTTTTTTATAGGTGCTAGATTTCTTTGATAAATAATCAGACCCATCTATCCATTTAAACAAGTAATTCTCAGCCTCATCATAGGTTAAATATCCAGCGGGGACATATCCTCCCCCAAGAAGTGATGCCGAAACTACATGACAGTGGCCCACTTTTTCTTGGTCTGCTTTTTTGATGATGCTATGAACTCTTCTAAGCACTTCTTTCTTGTCCTTATCTGTTATGTCCTCAATCTCTTTAAAGTCTCCTACATGAGGTGTAAATTCATCGTACTTACCTGCTCTATTCTCCCAAAGAGTAGCGTCCTCTCTGTATCTAATATTTTCATCCCAACTAAGAAATAAAGGAAGTGCTGGATTTCGGCAAGACACATCAAAAGATTTGACCTTGGCCATCTCCATACACATAGCATAAAAATACTGCTTAAATTCATCAACACTATCTACTATAGGTATACGCACAATAGCCTTAACACCATTACTAGATGGAGATTTATAAGCACAGACTATACACTTGTACTTTTTAAAAAGCCTATCTCTAAATTCTTCGGCACCTATCTCTAGATGATCGAAATCTAAAACCATAAAGCCTGTAAAGCTCTCTATATCTGCATACCCTCTAGACTTGCCATTAAACTTCACACAAGGAGTAAAGTAAAATAAGTTATTCTGTTTAAGCTTACCTTTGGTTTCCCAATCTTCTTTTTTTTCTGCTTCAGCTATCTGTTTAAATATCTCTTTTATTTGTTTTCTAGGCTTCTTATGAGAGTCTATGAATTGCTTTAGACTTATTTCGCCCAAAGGTTTTGGCAACCATATTTTACCAGGAAAGTATTGTATTGTTTGATCTAAAAGGCTCATAGTTTGGTTTTTGTTTTACAGATATACGACAAAAAAGCCCCCACTAATAGGTGAAGACTTAATTTAACATAAATTTAAGTGTTAGACGGCTATTTCTAGCTTAAAAGGGAACTTTTCAATACCTTTAGGAATATTAAAATCAAAATCTTCTATAGTATGATCGTAGAAATCTTTAGGTTCACAGTTTAAAGCTAAAGTAGGTTGCTCATCTACTGTTTGTGCTTCCTCCAATAGATATTTAGCAGCGTCCAAATGTTTATTATAGATGTGAACGTTCTGAACAAAGTGTGAAAAGTCTCCCAGTTGATGTTTTACACCTGTTCTAAAGGTTAAATGGTTACAGACCATCATACCCAACATAACATATTGTGCAGGGTTTATAGAAGCTACTGTGAGATAGTCCATAGATCTCTGTATTAGAGTTAAGTCTATGTACTTTACATTACCTAGCTCTCTTACAGTCCACATCGTTTGATAAGCACACTCAACCAACTGTTTACCTTCTTGGTGCTTCCAATTATAGAAGGACGTCATATGTCTCCTACTAAAAGGGTATTCCTCTAAATTTTTTAACAATGAAGTTACTTGATTTTTGTTAACCTCAAATCTGTATAAATATTCCTCATCATTGTTGTATACTACTGTTATTCTATCTCTAATTTTTTGATTATTTAAAGACAAGTTACTTTTGCGAATAACAAAGTATATCTTTGGGGAAGGCTCATTCATTCTTTCAGCTAAGTCCTTAACGGATAAGAATGCTTCGCCCTCAAAAAAATAAACCTTGTTATCCTCCGAGTACAGCTCATTATCTTTGTACTGTATAAAAACACAAGTGGTTTTACTGTAGAAATTAGCCCCATAGTAGTCTTTATCTAAAACCCAACCTTTAAAAGAATCCCTTTTAGCAGTAAAAAATTGAGGTATTTCCAAACAATCTTCCAAAAAATTTTCAAAACTATTCCACCTTTCATCTATCATATTAGGGTTCCAGTTACTCAGTTTTTTATTTTTAGAAAAACACCGTTCAAACATTTGTGACCACTTTTTTTTCATTTCTTCTATGGTATCTTCCCCTAGCCAATCAAATCTTTTATAGTTTCCGTAAAATCCTGTACCACTTATGCTTTTATAGTACCTACTCTTAATATTTTTACTTCTTATTTGGCTTCGGTCTACTTCTCTTATTTCACCAGTATCTAAAAGTTGGACTTCAAACTTTAAAGGTTTATTTGAGGTTTTATCTAAAACTCTAAAATTGCAGTATTTTCCTATTACCTCAGTATTAGCTAGTTTATGTTCTTTTTTTGAGTATACATTTATAAAATCACCAAATTCTTTTATTTTTGTAATTTTTTTATCCTTTCTTTTAATTTTAACTACTTCCCTAGACTTATCATAAGGCTCTAAATTCCAAGCATAGGCTGTACCTAAATTACCATCTTTGTTCATCCAATCTGACCACCAATGAACTCCATTTCTTTTGAAATCTATTTCCTTATTTGATTGATCTCTATAAATAGTCAGTATTTCTCCTAGAGAACTTTTTAAGGCTGTTGGTCTAAGAGTTATAATAGGGAACTCTCCTTTGGCTATGTCGTATTTAAAGAACTTCTGGGTAATAAACAGAGAGTTAGCTTCAGAACCGTCTTTCCATTTTGGCCTTGGGTTTTTATCCCAGGTTCCTTTCTTAGTAATTTCTTCTAGCGTATCTAGAAAGTATTTGTCTGCCTTATTCATATATTTTCAATTATAGTATTAACTTTAGATTGTGCTGCCAGCATTGCTGATTGAATACTTTTAAACATATCTTGGTGTATCCTTTGTAAGGTGTGCTCTATATCTGGGGAATGTGAACCACACCCGTACCTCTGTGCACCAAAAGGTATCTTTTCCATGTCATCACTAAGCCTTTTAAGGTGCTTCTTGCAAAATTCGTACTTTAAAATTTGATTTTTATCCATAATTTCTAGGCTTTTGTTTTTAACAGAGGGGTACCAATGTCCCTCTGTGAAATAATACTTTGCTTTTGGTTCCAATACTTAGCAAATTCCAAACTTCTCCTCATGTGAGAAAAGCTTTTATAGTTGTGATCTCCTTTAGGGTGCTTGTATAGCCAAGTATTGTACTCCTTTTCCATTAACTTAAATTCCTCTTTTTCCATAATTTATTTTTTATACTTTATTACATATAATATTGGTAATTTGCGCTCTTTTGTATGTTTTTGCGTATAGTTCAATTGCATTAGTTATCATACCCAATCGGGTATATTGTTAGTTAATGCATGGTACTTCATACCTCATCGGGTATATCTAATTGAATCTCGATTTGGTCATCCAACCTATCTTCCCACTCATATAGGGTTTTAAAAACTTTTGTTACATCGCCTCTTTTGATAGTCCCTGGTAAGTTTTGAGAAGCCAGAACTTTTAATGCCTCTATTGCAGCTCTTACAGTCCCTAATGCTTGTGCATTTACATATTCTTGTTCTTTCATAATTATTTTGTTTTTAATACCATTAATTCAAACAGCTCCTTTACATCCCCACAAATAGGTATATCTCCACTCCTTGCTTCTAAGCCACCTCTCCCAAAATCGTTTTCAAAACAGTACCATTCAAACCAGTCTATACTTTGTTCTGTGAATAATTCGTTTAAAAGAATAGTTATTATCTTGCTGTAGTCATCAACATAGTTAATAATGTCTATACCTATATCATAAGCAGTTGATACACTGTCTGATTTCTCTTGGTATGTGTCTACCACTTCTTTAAATTGTTTAAATTCCATAATTTTTATTTTCTGTAAATATACGATAAAAAGAAACCCCACCAATGGCAGGGTCAGTCTTTTAACATTTATTTTAACATTTAGAAGGGGACATCATCGCTATTCTCTTCTACTATACCAAAAGCATCATTGGTATTAAAGTTGGGTTTTACATTTTTATATGGGTTTTGTTCGTCACCAAATACAGGTGTTTTAGGTAAACTCATCTCTGGGGTCTTAAACTCCTTATTCATAATATCCTTTTGATCTGCATTCAAATCCATTTCTCGTATAAACAGATTCTTAAAAGGATTATCACTCTCTCTGGCCTTAAGACAGAAATAGAATAAGTTACCGACAGTATCAAAAGCAACCTTACCCTTCTTATCTTCTTCTACCATAAAATTATCCAACCACTCATATCTCTCTCTGTTTACCTTCATAAACTCTGTTACACCCATTTTAAAGGGATCCATAATACCTATGATGTAAGAACTTAAAAACTCAAAGTGTGAGCTACCGTAAATCATACTAGCCTTTGGAACCATCTCATTACTTCTGTCAGCTACATTTTGAAAACTAAGCCTGTTAAACTGAGAGAGCAATATAAAGTAGACGTTCTTAAACTCTTTTCTAAGTTGGTTAACATAGTTAGCAATAGTCTCGAATCTATCAAGACTTTTATTATCTGGCAACACAAGAAGTAAGTGGTCCAAAGAAATAATCACAGCATGTTTTTCCTCGTTCTGTTTACAAAACTCCCTACTCATTTCATAAAACTCTTTATCTGTAATAGTATCTTCACAGACAAACCTTCTATCATCTTGTAGAGACTCGTAGTATCTTCTAACAATCTCTTTTTCTTCTTCGCTAAACTCATCTTTTAATATAAGGCTTTTTTTCTTTCCTGTTTTCTTGTGGACATCTCTTATAATTCTGTTTAAGAATTTCATTTCTAAACTAAATTCAAGAGACACTATATCATCAGCATTAGTATTAACTTCTGTATCTAGCATAAGATCCAGTGTATCATAAAGTAGCTTAGTTTTACCTACACCACTACCTGCTGCAAGAACAATAACATCAGAAGGTAAAAGACCGCCTATATGGCAATCTATGAAGTCCTGACCAGTCTTTATAATAGGCTTTTTACCAGTCTGTATTTCTTTAAGTTCACCAAAAGCCTCTTTAGCTAATGTTTTCGCATTCTTTATCCTTGAGTCTAAAGCCATAAATTAATTTTTTGTAAAGGTACTAAAAGTATTCTGTTTTTCTTTCTTTTCTTTAACTTTTTTGTCATGCTCTTTAATAAAGCCTCTCTGCTCTTCTAAGACAGCAACAGCTTTTTGACAAGCTTCGGCTATCTGCTCAAGCTTAAAAAGACTGTTATCCAAATCTTTTTCTGAATTTGCATCTATATCTAGAGTTATACCCCTCACACAGTCTGTAAAAGTAAATTCGGCGTAAATACCTGAACTATGCACGAAAGGACTTCTTTGATCTTCTTCTTTTGTGATAGTAATAGCTATGGATGCTGTTGAATGATAACCATTTTTATTTAAAAACCGTCTTTCATCTAATAATATTTTATCCTCCATAACTACTCAGTATTTGTAAATCTCTTTAAGATTTCTTCAGTATTTAGCTCTGTATCTTTTACTATATAATCTTTCAAATCTTTAAAGAAATCTTTGTCTCCAAAATAAGGTGTCTTACCATAAAGCATAAAATTTAAAAACTCTTTTTCAAAATCTTTTTGTAATTTTTTTCCTTCTTCCGAGCCTAGATAACCTTCAGCCCATTTTTCAAGACGCTCCCTTTTTTGCTCCATCTCTCGAAAACGTTTTTTTCTTTGTTCCAACTTTTCAAGTGGAAAAGGGTTGTTTTTTGGTATATAGAATGGGTGCTCTTCTGTCCTTATGTTTACTTTTTCTTCTTCTATCATAACTTTTCGTTTGCTAAGTGGTCTAAAAATACCGTCTTTTGTGCGTTTTGTGTAACATGGGATAATGGGCTTGTTAAGTTTTCGCCACTAGGTAGCCAAACCTCTACTGGATATCCATCAGAATCATATTCGTCAAAAGTAGCTAATACTCTTTTAAGCTCTATTAGCGTTATTATTTCAGTATTTTTTAGTTCTTCTAGCTGCTCCTGAATTATCTCTTGGCACAGCTTATCAAACTCTTTCATGTGTCTATTACAAGGCTCACAATTTTCATTTTGACAGTGTGTACCCCACTCTTGTAAACCGTAGGTATCGCAATGTCTTTTTATTTTAACAAGTCTATCTTGAGGCTCTTTAGTATTTCTAAAAACGTATTCTACAGCCTCTTTTATACGGCTTCTGGTAGTTTTCTTTTCTTCTTCCATAATTTTTGTTTATTTTATATTTATAGATACACCATTTTTTTCAAATCTAAGAGTCATTGCTTTTAAAGTATCTTCCTGTTCTTTTTTGGTCATTATACCTTTAAAGTCGGGTTCAAATAAGTCATAAATATTTTTTAACTTATCACCTATTGCTGTGTAATCTCCTTTTGGCAGATTGAAATTAGAATCAACTTCAAAAAACTTTCCTTCTTTGTTAATTACTTTCATTTTATTTTATTTTTCCAAACACTTTCTACCTCTACTCTTTTCTCTGATAAGAACTGATATAAAGGAGACTCTTCAAACTGAGCCTCAAAACTAGAATACCTATGCTTATTGTCGTTATAAAATATGTACTGAAGTACCTTTGTGTACTCATACTCTTGGAGGAAATACCAACAGAGCCAGTACATTTGATGAAGGCTCAACTGCATCTTATTTCTAAAGAAAGTACAGTAAGTTATAACCTTCTTCTTATTACCTATTCTTCTGTCTTCATCATCGTGAGAAAGATACATCTCCATTAAGTAATCTGCCATTTTAGCATCAGCCTCTGTGGTATTAGGAACTTGTAGGGCTTCTAACAGCTTTTTACCTTTGTTTGTGAGCCTGATCTTCTCAAATTCAGATTGTTTCTTAGTACCTTTAATGTAATCTACAAGTGATTCTTTCTCCAAGAGGTCCAGTAATTCATCTCCCATAGACATTGCTATATAATGAGCTAAATTATCAGTTCTATTTTGGTGAATCAACTGTAGTATCATAACATCTGTAGGCATCAAGCCTTTTTCCTTTACAATATCAAAATTTATGTACATAATTGTATTTCTTTTAGTGATCTTTGTAATGCTTCTTCTATACCCTCATACTTATCTAAAAACACATCTACATAAATAGGGGGAAACTTCCAAGACTTTAATCTTATCTCAAAGTCCAATATTTCATTTGGTGTAGTATTAGTTTTAACGTCTATATAAATAGAGTGTTTTCTCTCTAACCACAATGCTAATGAAGACTGTCTGGGAGCTTTCCACTCCATAAAAGAGATACGCATACTGTCTGAATCTTCAGCTATAAGCTTCCACTTATTTGGTGGTTCCCCTTCGTAGTAATTAGCCCATAATTTTTTACAAGGTTCATCAAATCCTTTTTCTTTAGCTAGTTTAGCTACTTGAACCCCTACTAATTTCTCTTCCATAACTATTTTATTATTTCTAATGCTTCTAATAGTCCTACCTCTAATACTTCTTCAAAAGTACCTTCCAATTCTTGAATAGAAGAGCTCACTTGACCATCATCACTAGTATCTGTTCCTATTTTCATAACATTTAGATACCAAAATAAGCCTTTATCTGATTCAAAATATCCTTTTTTTATATAAATATGAACATTGTATATATCCCGCAACCACTTTTGGAGTAAAGACTGTGTAGGAGCATGAGAACAGTGATTTAAGATGTCATAGGCTGGTCCAATGTTAGAAAAAAGGTGCCCGTCTTCGTCTCTATACATTTTTAAATGTCCTCTGTGCTCTATAAAACCTTTTTCCTTTGCTAGTAATGCTGTTTTAGGTTCGATTAATTTCTCTTCCATAGTTCTGCGTTTCTTTTGTTATTCTTTAAGATCTCTTCTGGAGTCTTTCTTATAAATAATGGCTCTACCTTTTGAATAATTACAGGGATATCACTCTCCACACCAAACTTATTAGTTTTAAATAGATGTGTTGTATTTGCATCTACACTCTCAAACCTGGAGCTAGGAAAATCTGCCCTTACCCCAAAGGAGTTAAAACTGTAAATACTATTTCCGTCTACCTTTAATGTAGGTAAACCTCTACCAAATTCGAATACATTGTACTCTTGTGCTGTTACCGCACAAGTTACAAAGGTTAATACAATAAACAAAATACTTCTCATCATTATACGTTTAAAAATTGCTTTAAGTTGGGCTTAAAGTAGTTCTCACTCTTTAATATTTTACCTATTGGCCTTGTGTCGTCAAAACCATTCACGCCATTTATAATAGGCTCTTCATTCTTATCAAGTTTGCTCATATTACTTTGATGGATTTCATTGAAAACATCCCCTATAATACCCTGCATACCATGCGAGATAATATTACCAAGTATTATATATAACTGATCCCCAAGAGCATCGGCCACTTCCACCAGATCATTATTTTGAGCTGCTTCTAAGTACTCTTCGTTCTCCTCCTTTAGTAGTTTATACCTTAACTGGTAACTGTCTATTAGAGTAGGTTCTGTGTTGTAGTCGGAGTTAAACTTTAACTGGAACTCTGCTACGTCTAGAAGTGGTCTCTCCATAAATTTTTGTTTAACTTTTTTTACAAATATTTCTTTACACAGTTCGTCCCACTCTTCGTCTGTGTACTTATCTCTTAAATTTCCCATAGTTAAAGTAATTCTTTTGCGGTTTCTAACAAGTCTTTAAATGTCTCCAAAAACAAATTTCTTGTAAATTGGTTATGAAACTCCAAAACGGAACCTCTACGGTTACTAAAATACTTTACAAAATTACCGTTGTTGTGCTGAATTTCGTACCTCTCTCCTCTTTTATCAAACTCCCTACCCCCATCAATATCGTTCCAAGCATCTCGCAGCTCCACTAACTGCATGAGAGCTGTAAAAGCTTCTGCCCTCTCTTCAGAGGATAAGTTAACAGTTCTACCCAGCATGGTGTAATATCTAAAGTGCTTCGTTTCATGAAGATGATTGGGGTATTCTTTTTCAATCTTTTTAAATATTACAATACCCTCATCAAAATTAGACTTTTCTTTGTCAACTTCGTAACCTTCTGGTATTTGAATGTTTAATGTTTTCATAATTATTATTTTAGTTTTTCTTTGTGTTTATCAACTCTCTCAACTCCTATGTTGAAGTATGTTTCATCTTTTTCAATCCCTATGAAACTCCTTTTAGTATTCATACAAGCGATTGCAGTTGTAAAACTACCAGCAGTAAAATCCAAAACTGTTTCACCTTCATTGGTGTAGGTTTTAATTAGGTATTCCATTAATAAAACGGGTTTTTGAGTTGGGTGGACATTACCTCCATTGTGGTTTTTATATTCAAGAATTTGTCTTGGGTATCCCTCGAATTTTATTTTTCTTTTTAATAGGTTTGACTCTCTTGTTGTGTTCACACCTTTACCACTCCCATACCTTTTAGGTCGTGACCAATCTTTATTGACCTCAATTAGCCCTTGTGGGTTGTATGGCATATTTCTATCAGATCGATTTGCCGTTGTACCAGAGCTAAATACGGATATAATCTCAATATCCTTTAAAGGTTTTAATTTTGAGTTGACAAAACCTGATGGTCTAGTCTTCCTCCAATAAAAATCATATTTAAACTCTTTAACATTACTTATCCTTAAATAAGAGCTAAATGGTTCTTGCCCAAACAAGACAACAGCACCCTTAGGCTTTATGACACGCTTCAACTGCTCCCACATAGGTTCAAAAGGGATAACAGAATCCCATTTGCAAGCAGTTGTTCCATAAGGAGGGTCTGTAATAATTGCATCAATAGAACCGCTTTCAATCGTTTTCATAACCTCAAGACAATCACCTAATCTTAAATCTATCATAATTATTTTAGTTTTTCTTTGGTCCATACTTCAATCTTACCTAAAGAGATTGTAATACCCTTTAGCGTCTTAACAGCTATTTCATCTGTTACTTTAGGAGCCTCTAATTCTAACAGACTCTTGACATAAGTAGCAACCTTAACTTTATCTGAAGAAGCCTCTATAAGTCTTTGCTTCTCTTTTTCAGCGTCCAAAACTTTCTGTGCTGTAAGAGCTTCTTTAGCTGCTTTTTCATCAGCTACTTTCTTTTCTTCTGCTGCTTTTTTTGTCGCTTCGTCAAAATCAGCCTTTGCTTTTAAAGCCTTTTTAACCAACTTATCGAAATCTGCATCCGATAGGTCCTCAACAGACTTTTCTTCGACAAAAGACCATAGCTCACGCATTTTATCGTTTCTTACTCTTAGATTTTGAGCTAACAGATTTAATCTATCCTTTTCAGCATCATCTTTTACCTTAAGATCGTTTCCTTGCTTTAAAAGAGCTTTAAAACTTTTCTCTGTCATTGTAGAAAGATCCTGTGGTATGTCATTTAAGAAGTTCCAAAAGGGAATAAGACTGTTCTTTCTTTCGTTGTGTAGTTTCAGTTTAATCTCTCTCTCTTTTTGTTCATCCTCCTCTCTTTTTAAAGCTTCTGCCTTTTTGTTAAAAGAAGCAACTCTTGCTTGAAAAACACTATCCCAAATATCCTCACTCATTTCTCCCAAGTTCATTCCATCTAGGTCTCCTTCCTCTATGTAAGGTGCTACTGCTGCCTCTCTTTCTTCCTTTATCTTAAGAACCCTTTCTTTTTCTTGGTTCTCGTAATAATCCTCTATCTCCTTTAAAGTAATCTCCATACTCTCGACAGGAACAAGCTCTTTGCGTTTAATAGCATCTACATAATCACCACCTGCTTTGAAGTAAGCTTTATTAGCTTTATGCCATTTATTGATACCCTGTGTTCTAACTTTTACAAGTTTCATCCTAATTTCCCTAGCTTCTTCGATAACTTCATCACTAAGCTCTTTTTGAATTATCTCTCCATATTGCTTGGCCAACAAGTCTCTCTCCAATATAATGGTAGATAAATCCTTAGTTAATTTACTTGCTTCTTTCTCTTGAAGACCATACTTCGAAGGGTCTACTACTGTTACTTCTGTTCCCATTATATTAATTTTTTGTGATACAATTTCTTTAATCCTTTAATACTCTCCTCAATAGAGGATAAACGGTCTACTACATCCTGTATAGAACCTTCATAAACTCCTACTTGGTCTAAATACTCTTGTAGGCATTGTTTTAAATTCGGATGCCAAGTCTTAACGTCTTGTGTATCCTGTTCACCCGTCTTTTTCTGAGTCTTTTTATCAACTACATCATAGGTCTCTGTTTTTACAAGCATTATAGAGTGGGTATCGAAATCTACTCTGTAATTACTGTCCAATTTAATAGGTTTGTTCTTCATAGCTGTTTATTTTTTACAAATGTACAAAAAATACTCTACTGTTTAATTTTAATTAACACAATTTTATATTGGTGTTATAAAACATTAAAAGGAAACTTCTCAGAGTTTACAGTTTTTAATGAGTCTTTAAGAGTGTTACCTAAATATTTATTATTTATTTCTTTGTGTGTTTCAAAATACTTCGTACCGTAAGCCACAGCACAATCAATCCACCAACCATCATATATATCGCTATTCTTTGTTACTCTATTTCCATACACTTCAAATATTACCCAACCTTTCTTTTTGATTGCATTAATTATACTGTGATTATCTTCGTATGTATAAATCATAATTATATTTTAAGAGTCAATTTCTTAGTTAACAAAATCAACAGAGTATAAGAACTCCTGCACTTGGTAATGGCCTGCTAATTTGTTTTTTAGTCCTCTTACAATTTCAGACTTAAACTCCTTTGGTGTTGTCATACTTTCTATTTTTATCTACAATCCCTATCTAGTTTTTGAAGCAGCTCCCTGATCTCTGGGAGTAGGGAGTAAGATCGTTCAATAACTGATTCTAGGCTCTCTACCTGTTCTCCTTTACTAAGCCTCTCTACTAGAAAGCACATTGTATTTATTCTGTTTGTTAATTTTTCTACTGTTGATTCTTCAATTTTTGACATCTGTATAATGCTTCTTTATATGTTAAACCATCCATTATTATTTCATCTAGGATAGGGTATTCAAAGAGCATTTGGCTCTCTTTTATACCATACCCTAACTCTGTTCCTACTACTTCAAATTTCCTATAATGACTTATATGTGTCAAAAACAGAAGTAGTACAAATAAAAATGCTAATGTTCCCATAATTTTAAATTATTGTTATTAATTCTTTTACAAACTCTTCCATTTCTCTACTAAAAACATTTATTTCTATACCACTTTCGGCAACAAAATAAATAGAGTTAACAATAATATCCACTTCTAATTTAGTAGTCTCCACCTGTGAATCATCGCTAAAGAGATACCGCCTTGGGAACTCAT